CGTTACATTCTGAACAACATTTACGACTTTGCTATCCGTGTAGGTACTACCGCAGTACATTGAAATATTCCCGCTTCCAACAGCAGTCGGAATCACTATCCCTGCATCACTTGCAGTAGTTGATAATTTACAGGTATTACCACTGATTGTACGAGTATAGTATAAATTATACGCTGATAAACCCGTTGGAAGAGTACCTGACGACTTTACACGAACCTCTGTATTCTCTGCTGGTGGTACACCATTCCAGGTCACCACACCGGTAGTAGTGTTTACCTCTGTGGCTTGAACAACCGGCCCCCAGCAACCATAGTGCATGTAGATAGTACCTGAACCATTGTCAGAAATAGCAATAGTACCACCTCCGATTGTCGCCTCTAATTCACCTGTGGCACCAGAAACAGCCTTTACAAAATATGTAGTCCCTGCTGTTAATTCAGCAGGTAATGTTCCGCTTAATATTATCGGCGTACCATTCGGTGGTATCGCCGGAATATTTGTTGGAGAAACTATTGTAAATTTTTCTGTCGTATGGTCAAAAGTCACGACAAAAGGACAACCATATATTTCAACATACTTATCGGTTGGATCAGTACATAATATTTTAAACTTCAAATATGTTGCGTTTATTGTAGTAACAGATGAAGAACCCGCCAAAGTTTTAATTATAAATTTAACCGCATTATCACAATCAACGGAATTCGCCCATACCCCATCGGCATTGCAAAGGATTCTGCCTTTTTCTGCACCAGTCGTACCGACAATGCTATATCCTGTTTTCATTGGCAGGATATACGTTCCGTCGGCCTCAGTAGTACTATCGCATCGTAGCATACCAGGCGTAGTAGCATGCCCCTGAATTGTGATTGTCTGAAAACCTACAGTCCATGCTGAAGTATCTAAATCATAATCAATATTATGCCCAGCCTGAATTACAAATTGATTGTCTTCCATCGCAGCAACCGAGGCAGGACTAGAGCCACCTCCCCCAGCAACCGTATTCCATCGTGCCAGTGTACTCCATACACCAGAGGATTGTGAATAATAAACAGTCATTATTTACCTCCCATTACTTTGGTAGGTAAATCATTCGGGAACTTTTGACCAATAATCAAATACTTTTTTGCAATGAGAATGCCGTCCACTTCCGATTGCGGATAAATCTTTTCAGGTTCAGACTCCGGCAATTTTGGAGCAGAAATTAATTTCAGCCTTTCTTCAATAAGAAGTGACAATTCCTTTTCCTCAATCTTCAAAGAAGAAATAGCAATCACCTCATTAAACGTCCTACCATCCAATTCGGATACAAATGTAAATTGACATTCACATCCCCAGGGGCGGGTTTTAAGTTTGTGTTGGATATACGTATAATTTTTAATAACCATAATAACTTTCGATGTCTAACTCACCGTAACGCTTATCATCCGTGCTTACTTTGTTAATCGTAACGTCCCAGCCATCACGGTAAGTAAGCTTTTCAGTTTTTAATATTTTTATTGACATAAATTACATCCATTTACTAAGGATACATCTTTCCGGTCATTCGACACTGGTGTTTACAGTAAATCGAGGTATCGCACATAAAAGGATACTCCCTCTTTGCAACACGTTTCCATCCTGTTTTTTCAAGTACCTTGTGTTTAAGAATTTGGTCAAAGAAAAACAGGTCTTGTGTCCCGCTCTGCGTACCTATTCCTCCTGTCTCCGGATCAATAAAAATACGCTGCGGTGTCTCAAAAACTTTATGCAATACTGTTCCATCGGTTGCTTTGTATTCTGGTGCTGCATTATCCCACATCCACCGTAGTAATGATGTATGAATCAATAAGCATCCCATTGGAAGACCATCACACCAGACCTTATCACCAGGTTTCCAGTCGGTGAATGCACCATTTCCGCGCTTCCTGAATACAAGCGGGTCGGCCGGTGATGCCTTCGTGTAATAAATTCCGCTCACCACAGGACATGTCCCTTTCTTCTGCCACTCCAAAAACTTCAAAAAACAGTTTGGGGGAAGAATAACATCATCCTCAATAATTACAAGCCAATCAACCTTCAAATCAAGAGCCTGCTTTGTTATCAGATTATACGCATCGTCAATCGAAAACCCCATAGCTGTATACTGTACATCATAACCAGACGCTTCCCAATTAACAGGCACAATCTGCCCAAAGCGCCTGATAGCCCATAAATACGATACCCAGCCCTCTGTGGCTACAGCGATAAGGGTTCGTTTTTTCCATGAATTACCTTTACCGAATGACATTGTATGGTTCGGAACATAGCCAGGAATTACTTCATGTTTTTTTTTATTCTTCATTCCTCTGCCACCTTCCTCAGTACCACTTCTAAGGTTGATCTCGGATCCCACATTATTTTTTCGCCTTTCCACGGTTTGGGTTTATAGACTTCGTACAAGGGCTGGCCTTTAATGAAATACGTCGGAGTCGCCTCATTCCACGGTTTACAATGGGTCGGGTCTTGGAAGTACCCGAATGAAGTTGCATACGGAGTCGCTATCATAAGCAGACCGCCAACCTCCATAACTCTCCACGCCTCATTCATCAGGTCTATTTGCAGCCAGGGCTTGATATGCTCCACCAAGTGGCTCATCATGATTACACAGCATGAGTTATCCGGTAACGGCCAGGGAAATTTTTCAACATCATGAACGATGTCCACGCCATCTACCTTACGTTTGTCCATGCCGATAAATCCATGCTGTTTGTTAAATCCACATCCAACATCCAGTCGAATTTTCTGCTTATTTTGAAACGTCTTTAACGTAGACATTTTCATCGACATTGATTGAGAGTCCTTCCTGTTCGAGTAACGATTCTTTTTTTGTTTCCGCTTCTGCTATTTTTGTTCTTGCCAGTTCCACCAAAAATTCAAATACCAGTTTGCGGGCTAACGTATCATTTATACCGTTATTCTTTGCAATCCTTACCAGATTTAAATATTTTTCCATATATTAACTGAACCGTATCTGATAAGTTAGAGACACAGCTTGATTTGAGTTCCAAGAACTTGTCCCATAAGTGTTCCCACAGAGCAAGGTTCCTGCCGAGTCAGTGTTAAACAAACCAATATTTCGCAGTGCTGGTGTTCCTCCAGGATGATCGGTACTACCAAAAGCACATGTGGCTTGCATAGTTTTGCTTGCGACAACAGAATTGCTTGTTGTCTTGCGTGTCCCGATTTCCCCGTCAAGAGCGGTATGAGTTACATTAGGAGCAGTGCCAGTTCCAAGATTGACGTAAGCGACTGTCTTGCTACCAGCAATCCCTCCCAGGGTACGGCAAATATACTGGTCAAAACCGTCATTCACAACGGTGTTTTCTACCCAGCCACTATCACCGACAATCTTCGTTTTGCCGTTTTTATCCTCGCCGATTTTAATCCTATAAAATCCGCGAACTCGCACTCCATCATTTAACACTTTCTTTCGATTCTTGCATGCCGTTGGCATAAACCCCTCCTTGAAAAAGTTATGTATTTTTAATAAATTCTATTCTACCATTTCCGTTTCTTATCTTAATGCATTTTCCAGTTCCAATTAAAACATTATTTGCGTCTTCATTTAATAAACTATTACTTAGTCCCGTTGCACCGAATTTCGCGTGATAGTCTAGTGTGCCGAGATTTGCAAGTTGCGTATTGGTAATAGTATTATTGGTAATATCTGCTGCAACTATTGCACTGGAAGAAAGCAATCCCGCGGCAGAACTGTGTATAATACCTAAGCCATAAGCTGACAAAGTTATTGCCCTGGTAAGTCCATCTATTAACATATTATCATTCAAATTAATATCAACATCAGTGCCGTCACCGATTTTTACATAATCCTGTGCGGCGACAGTATTCATATCAATTAACCATTTACCACCTACAAGTCCCATTATTCTGTCTGTCGAAAAATACAGATATGTATTAGGATCGTCATTATGATGCAGATAGTCATCAATTCCTATGCTACCGGCAATATCAAGATCGTAATCTGGAAGAAGCGTTTTGATTCCAACATTTCCACCTGTAAACAATGCCGAATAGGTGATATTGCTAAAATTATGCATTCCTGTCCATGTAGGAGTAATTGCTTGTGACAATGCAGGAGCAGCGTCACTTCTCATCGCAGTTGTTGCTATACCATTTACAACAGCAAGTCCTATCTGTGTAGTTGGATTTGCAAACCCTGTAAATACTGGCAATACAACCCAATCAATATCCGTAGCTGTAGACATCAAAA